CTTTGGCTGTTACCCGATCATGGCAAAAGCCTAGGATACCTCTCCAGTACGCCTCCCGATGAAAAATCTGATCGGGGGCAGGCGTTTCTAGGTAGAAGTCTAGGTTGTAGAGCGCTTCTGCAGTGGCCTGGTCGAAAAGCTTTGAGACCTGAGCCTGGGCTTGAGGAGTTGCTCCAGCAGGGTCTACCCAATACGGGCTCCAGAGGACGCAGTCAATGTCGCCAGGGTGGACCTTCTCGGTTAGAAACGAACCGTCTATCCACATCTTCCCGCTAACGCCCACAGCCTTCACCGCATTTGTACAGATCCGCCCTCCGTTGATCATGTGGGAATGGAGCTACAGCTAAAGCGTGCAGATCCGGCATCGTCAGCTGGTGCATCCCTGGTATTAGCAGCGCTGGAAAGTCAGCCTTTGCCATCAAGTGGGCTTCCGTTCGAGATAATTCTTTAGGCTGTTTTCTATGGTGTAAAATCAGCCAATATTATTGGACAATGCTCATGAAGATCACTTCTCTGCCGCCCTAGAAATCCGACCCACCTTCACCTCATCCCCATACCCCACCAACCGATCCTCCCCAGCCTGCATCACCAAGCCGATCCTCAGCACTGCTTTCGCCTCTGCCTCGTTCCCTGCCTCATTCAGGCGTGCCGCGATATGCACCAGCTCTTTCGCTGCGTGGTTTAGCACATCGGCGAGATCGTACAGGCCGCGAGATAGGCCCTGGTTATGATTTTTCAGGGTCACTCCGTCGTTCTGCTCACTCGACCTGCTTTAGCCTCTTCCGCATACCCGGCAAGCTTGTCCTCTCCCGCCTGCATCACTTGGCAGATTCTGATCACAGCCTGGGCGTCATGCTCATTTCCGGCCTGGCTAAGGCGGTCCGCTATCCGCATCAGCTCGACCGCCGACCATTTTAGGTCGGAAGCCAGGCCCTGGAGGTCTCGGCGGAGGTCTTGATTAGCTTTATTTAGGGTCATCGCTACACCAGATGGGCGTTCCAAACCAGCAGCACCCGGGCCTGGATGTAGGTCATGTCCCGGCGGATCAGCCGATCCTTGTGCCTCGGGTTGTCCGAAATCATCTCGAAGTGCTCCTCATCAGCCACCTGCAGGCGCTTGATGTAGAGCAGGTCATCCCAGACGAAGAGGTAAATCCCGTCGCCCACGAACTCGCGGACGTTGATGTTCACGATCAGCGGGTCTCGGTGCTTGATGGTGGGCTCCATCGACTGACCCCAGCCGGTGACCACCTTCAGGTGGAAGTGCTCTTCGAATTCAACGCCCAGCTCACGTAGATGGCTCGGGCTGACGCGGATGTCCTTGAGCATTTCCGGGTAGTCATGCGCGGCCTGGCCGTTGCCCATCGCCCCGCGCACATCGTAGTGAGCAATCCACACCTCATCACCGATTAGCCCTGGGCGCGAGAAATCGGCCGGCACAATATTGCTTGCAGCTTGCTCAGCAGATTTCTCCTCAATGGCATCGGCAATTTTCTTCCGAGCCTCGGAAGACAAGCCCTTACCATGCTTGGCAAGCATTTGGCGGACGATATCCGTGGTCGATAGATTTTCCTGAGGCTGGGAATCAACCTCATGATTGCCAAGTGGCTCGTAGCCTCGCAATTGGTCAGTACTGATCCCGAAGTAATCGGCAAGAGGCCTGACCTGCCTGTCGGTCGGCTCCTTGATTCCTTTTGGCCCAAGGGGCTTGAGAATCCTAGAAATAGTCGATTGGCCAACACCTGTTTGGCCAGACAACTCAACCTGGCTAATGTCCTGGTCGGCCATCAGCTGAGCAAGAATTTTATCTATCGATTTATGCATGGGTGCAATGCTGCCTCCCGGCAGTGCATAGGGCAATACAGCAGATCGTTGACATATATGCACCAGTGCATGATCATGTGCATATCCACAAAGGAGGCAGCCATGAGTGCTACCGATCTTCCAAAAAAACTAGACGCATTACTGGGCTCGGGGATGACCTACAAGGCCATTGCAGAGCGCGCCAAATGCGACATCTCGACGGTTTTCCGCATTCGAAACGGGCAGATCAGCAACCCGAGCTATGTGGCCGGCACTGCCATTGACCAGATGCATGCCGAGCTGACCAAGAACAGTAAACCAAGCCCTAAAAAATCCGCCGCCTAACCCATTCCAACAGCAAGGAGCTACTCCCGCATGTACGCCAACCGCAATCACCTGCATGACCGCGAGATCAAGGTCCGGGTCGATGAGGACACGTTTGAACTGATTCAGGCGCTGGCCAAGTTTCACCGCACCCAGCGCGCCGTGCTCTGTCGTGAGCTGCTCGAAGCTCAATTGGCCGCCCTGGCTTCGGAGAATACCGGCGATCAGAACGTGGCCTGAAGGCCGCGAGGAGGCCCTATGCCGACCGAACAATTCGGTCTGGATCCGGGCTCGATGGATGTGCTTGAGCGTGAAGCGCGAAGAAGGGGCATTACCCCAGAAGCGCTAGCCGCTGAGCTGATTGATCGAGAGCTGGCCAGCCGAACGAAACCTCGAAACGCGAGGGGGACGGTTCAGCCGTTCCAGCGCAAGGCCTGATCAGGCCCTGATAAGCCCGAATTGCGGGCACAAAAAAGCCGGGAGGCACCCCGGCTCTCTGCAACACACAAAACTCTGAGGTGAATTATGCATCTGCAGGATTCCAGTATACAAGCGCCGCACAATGGCGCGCCACAAAATGCGAGGCACGGTTTCGTGGCGCGCAGCCATCTCGAGCTGGCTGTGAATGCCGCTCGACTGGTCCGCTCCCAGTACTCGCGCCAATCCAAGCGACAGCTCGCCCGTGAATGCCTGCAGCACCTGCACGCATTCCTGGCTGCCCCGCGCCATGGAGCAGCCCATGAGTAACGTCATCTCTCTCAAATCAGCCGGGGGGTTTACCCGGATGGAAAACAATCTGTATGAGGCGCTGATTGCGGCCGACCTGTCGGGGCGTGAGCTTCGTGTGGCCCTGGCAATCCACCGTCTTACCGCAGGTTACAACCAGGAAGCCGTGAAGGTGGCTGCGCTGTACATCGCGAAGATGATGTACCAGGACGAAGCAAAGGCCGTTGCCGAGCGTGCAAACGTCTCTCGCACGATCAACTCCCTGATCCGTCAGCGGGTGCTGTTCCGTGATGGCGGTAGCCGTGATCCGATCGCTTTCCTGCCTGTTTCCGAGTGGAAAATTGACCATAAATCCACTGTGTCGAAATCTACACACTGTGTAGAAAAGACACTTGCCACTGTGTCGAAAATCACACACATAAAAGACAGAAATACAAATACCAATGCTAACGCATTGGTTGTCGCCGCTGGCGCTTCGACCGACGCTGGCGAAGAGCAGAGTGAAGATCCAAAGCCTGCCACCGATCCTGTCCAACCCGAGCAGACGAAAGCCGATCGCATCCCGTACGGCCGCATCGTCGCGATCTACAACGAGGTTTGCGGCGGCACGCTCCCTCAGTGCATGAAGCTCACCGAGAAGCGCCGGCGCTTGATCCGCGGTTGCTGGAACCTCGAGGTCAACGGTGTTCACCCTTTCCGAAAGGGTGAGTTCTGGACCGCCTATTTCACCGACTGCCTGGCGAACAAGCACTGGATCGGCCAGAACGACCGTGGCTGGACCGCCGATATCGAGTTCCTGACCCGCCAGGACAAGGTGCTCAAGGTTCTGGAGGCTCAGCAATGATCGAGACTCGCCCACTGGTCTCCGAGGAGGCCGAACACGGCGTCGTCGGCGCCCTGATGCACCAGCCTGACCTGATCGAATCTATCGGCGCCAAGGTATCCGTCCAGCACTTCTACGACCCTGATGCCGCCGATCTATTCGGCATGATCCTGGGCGCTCGGTCGGCAGGCCGACCAGTTGACCCAGTAGCCCTGTCGGACATCCGCCCAACGCTCAGCAGCGGTGAGCTCACCATCGTTCGAGCTTCTGAGCTCATGCGCTCTGTTCCGTCCGTGGCCAACGTCCATGAGTACGCCAGGATCGTTTCGGAGCGCTACAAGGCGCGCCAGATCAGCGAGATCGGGCAGTCGATCATCGATATGGCGACCCATGCGCGCCCCATCGCCGGAATCATCGCGGATGTCCAGCAAACCGTCATGACGCTCAATAGCGAAGATGACGAGCCGGACGTTATCAGCCTGGCCGAGGCCCTTGGCCCCGTCATCGATGAAATGGACGATCGCTTCAACGGACAGGGCATCAATGGGCACTCCACCGGCCTGGCTGATCTTGATGAACTGCTGCAGGGCCTGCGCGGCTCTCACGTGATCATCATCGCCGGGCGGCCGGGCACAGGCAAAACAACCCTCGGCCTGGGAATTGCCGAGCATCTGACGATCCGCAACGGCAAGTCCGCCCTGGTGTTTTCACTCGAGATGTCCGGCAAAGAGCTGTCGAAGCGAAGCCTGGCGTCTGCCTCGGCTGTAACGCTGGGCAACTGCGACACTGGCAAGGCCATGGGTGACGGTGAGCAAATCCAGAAGATCACCGCCGCTGTCGGGCGTATGCGTGACGCCGACCTGCGAATCTGCCAGAAGGGCGGCCTTCCGCTGAGCCGAATCCGCAACATTGCGCGTTTCCAGCACAAGGCCAAGCCCTTGGACCTGATCGTCATCGACTACATCGGCCTGATCGCGCCGGAGGCAGGTAGCCGCCAGCAGAATCGCAACCTCGAACTCGGAGCGATCAGCCGCGGGATCAAGGGCATGGCCAAGGAGCTGAACGTGCCAGTGATCGTTCTGGCCCAGCTCAACCGAAGCATCGAGACCCGTACGACCAAAAAGCCGCAGATGTCGGACCTGCGCGACTCCGGCGAGATCGAGCAGGACGCCGACATCATCCTGATCGCGCACCGGGATGCAGATTCCGATCTTGGGCAAAGCGGCGTTACCGAAATCGACGTAGTGAAGCATCGCCACGCGTCGACCGGGCACTGCCTATTGCAGCACCAGGGTGAATTCGCCCGCTTCACCAATTACGCCGGATCGCGTGAACAGCAGCAGGCTGCCGCACAGCCGGCACGGCGGTCTTCTCGTTCGATGCTCAACGATTTCAAGCCAGGGGGTAGCTTCTGATGGGTCAAACAATCTTCGCGCGCGGCGGCTACCTCATGCGCTCGCACTCCGAAACGCGCTGGGCCGACATGATGGACGCCCTGAATATCGACTGGCTGTACGAGCCGCGCCTGGTGAAAACCCGGCATGGCGCATATCTGCCGGACTTCTACCTGCCTCGGGCCGGCATGTTCGTAGAGGTCAAAGGTCCACACCCAACGGAAGTCGAGCGCGAAAAGGCCATGGACGCCAGCGCCGCTACCGGCTGCCCGGTGGTGATTGCCTATGGCGACATGCAGTTCATGTTCCCGGGTGTCGGCGGTGCACGGCTGCTTGTCCTGTATGCCGGCCGCACCGTCGAGTTCAGCACTCACGAGCTGCATGGCCTGATCGAGCATGGGCTTGGGAAGGACGCATACCACGGCTACCTGCGTGTCGGCATGAAGCAGCCGCACCCTGGCGCATTGCATATCTACGAAATCGCCCAGAGCTCAGCGGTTGCCGCCATGGATCGCAGCGTTCGCGAGCGCTACCTGGCCGGCGTCAGCCGCGAAGCCAACGCTGAGAAGTCCGCCATGCACGGCCAGATTAGCCGCTGCGAATGGGCGCTCACCAAGCTCGTCGAGAAGCTGAATGCTCGCAAGGAGGCAGCATGAACCGTGCGCACCTGCTGGCCAAGTTGAACATCAAGCGCGCCGGGCAGCCGGCCGGGGAGGGGGTGTGATGGCAGACGCGATCATGATTTACGGGTGGATTCACACCACCTTCTTCGG